GACGAAGCCCTACGCATGGCGCTTGAGGCGCTGGATGCGTTGTGCATCAATGACTACAGCGGGTATGAACTTGGAAAACGAGATGCACACCTTGTTGACAACGCCCTTACCGCAATCAAAGAAGCCCTAGAAGAAGCCCTAGAGCAAAAGCAACAGGAGAAACAAAATGACTAAAGACGAAGCCTTGCGTATGGCGCTGGAGTATTTGGAAGAAAGTAACAGCTATCTTGGGTCGCTTGACTACAGTGAACCAATTGCAGCTATCAAAGAAGCATTGGCACAACCAGAGCGTGAATGGGTTGGGCCTGTGGCGTGGCGCACGTTTGATGGTGAAGGTGGCTACGACTACCGTAGTTTTGAAGATAACGAAAATCACAAAGAAGATTACATCAAACGGAATGGAGACAAGTACAAAGATTGGGTTGAACCTCTCTACACCACACCACAACAACGCACATGGGTTGGGCTGACGGATGAGGATGAAATTGATTGGGATGGGGTCGATGCCATGTCTTTTGCCCGAGCCATTGAAGCCAAACTCAAGGAGAAGAACACATGATTATTAACCAAGGAAAAGTTGCTGGTGGCTTGGTCGATGAAATGTTGGAGCTAATCCACAAATACGACGAGTCTTTGTACATGTCAACCGCTATTGGCTGTCTTGAACTGGTCAAACAACAACTTATCAATGAAAGTCTTGAAGATGACGAGGACTGATTTTGAATTGCTTTTGATCGGTATTGGCGTGGGGGTTTTTGCCGTAGCCTGCGTCCGCATCGTTGATTACATTTTTGACAAACTCAAGGAGAAGAACACATGAGTGAAGGACTCTTTGATGATGTGCCACTGATGAACCGTGAACGAGACAATTCTTGGGAGTCGTTCATAAAGCGCAAAGATGTAAAGGCCATGTTTTCAGAAGAAGGCTTTGGTTTCCCACTTAACCGTGGCTACTACGACCTGTGGTGCATCTGCTGGGCGAAGGCATGGGACAAAGGATTCATGGCAGGGATTAAAAAGGAGAGAAATAAATGATTGAAATTACATTTGCCGATATGTTTTTGTTGCTGTGGGCTATCCTAGCCACGGTGTTCTGTATTTTTTATCGTGAGCAAGAGGCATCACACAGGCAGTTCATTGGTCTGCTAATCAAGGACAAAACTAACCGTGAACGCTTCTTTGCGGAAATGGACAAACACCTTGGGGAGGAGAGCGCTTGAACGCCATGCAATACTTAAACAACCTGCGCCCAGCCATACCAATGTCCGTTGAAAATCCATGCACACAGATGAGCGGCGGTGAGCTACGCCGACACATCCAACAAGGCGCGGTGTTGATTAACGGTGAGCGCATTACGCACACCGAGGAGATTGACTTTCCTGTTTTCTCCTTGGTGTTTTTCCCAAAGTCTGCAACCCGCAGAACAACTATTATTTAACCCATGAAGACAGACTTCAAAACGTGGAGCCGTGAGACGCTCGAACAGTTTGCCCGCGAAGCGGCAGACGAGATTACAGTCTTAAAAGAACTCAACACAGCACTACACAACGCTTGGAAAAAGGAAGTATCAATCAATGCGAAAATCAAATCACGCGGCAATTCGGGCACTGCTACATCAGAACCCTGACGGACTCATGGTCAGCGAGGTAGCTAAAGCATTGGGTGTGAAGAACGATTCAATAAAAGTTGCCTTGCGAGCTATGGTCGATACTTACGTAGATCGCTGGGTTAAATTGCCTAGTGCGCCAACGGCTGCTGTATGGTGTGCCATTGAAGTTCCACCTAACTGCCCTAAACCAGATGACTCCAGAAGCAAAAGTAAAAAAGAAAATAAACGCTGCACTTGATGCGGTGGGTGCGTACCATGTGAACTATATTGGAGGGCTTGCTGGTAACAACGGCACGCCTGACATCATCGGATGTCACCAAGGTAGATTCTTTGGGATTGAGGCCAAGGCAGGTACGAACAAGCCTACGGACTTACAGATGAAACGTCTGCAACAAATAGCTGATACAGGTGGGCTTGCATTAGTTATTAACGAAACCAATATCCTGTACCTTGTCGGGTGCATGGACAACATCACAAAAGCTGAGAGCAACTATGAGCAATTCAGAACCAACCACAGAAACACAGATGACCAACCAGAACCCAGACTACTACGTAAACAAACAGCAGAACAAGAACAGCTCGAACTGCAAGGTTTGCAGTTGGGAACAAAGATAATCAAATGAGCATACTCTGCATAGACTTTGAAACCTACTACGACCGTGAGTATGGTTTTGCAAAGATGACGACTGAAGAATACGTGCGTGACCCAAGGTGGGAGACCATCGGGTTTGCATACAACATTGACGGGGGCCCGACCACTTGGGTTCCTAAACCTGATGTTGAGCGTGTGATTAAGTCTATTGACTGGTCGGACAAACTTGTCCTGTGCCAGAACACCGCCTTTGATGGAGCCATACTCGCATGGCGCTACGGGGTGCAACCACAAGGGTGGCTAGACATCATGGGTATGTCTCGTGCCCTATTTCCGCATGAGAAGTCGCACAGTCTCAAAGCCCAAGCCGAGCGCATGGGTGTCGGGGTCAAGGGCACTGAGGTTGAGAACGCGCTGGGCAAGCACTACAAAGACTTCTCAGCAGAGGAACTGTCACGCTATGGCGACTATTGTTGCAATGACGTAGTTCTAACGTTAGAACTTTTCAATAAGTACATGGCCCTCGGCTTTCCAAAGATTGAGCTGAAGCTGATCGACCTGACGTTACGTATGTTCATTGAGCCTGTGTTGCGCTTAGACCGTGATATGTTGGTTAAACATTTACAAGAAGTTATAGATCGCAAAGAACAGTTGCTTGATGAGTTGGCGTACAAGTTCGGGGCTCGTGAGGATGCCAAGACCATGCTGATGTCCAATGAAAAGTTCGCCGCCGCACTGGAGTCGCTGGGCGTTGAGCCGCCCCGCAAGGTGAGCCCGACCACAGGCAAGTTAGCGTTTGCGTTTGCCAAGACCGATGAGAAGTTCAAAGAGTTACTTGAGCACCCGAACGTAGACGTGCAAGCACTGGTGTCGGCACGGTTTGGGAACAAGACGACCATTGAGGAAACTCGTACTGCTCGGTTCATTGATATGGCAGACCGTGGGTTGTTCCCTGTGCCCCTGCGGTACTACGGTGCACACTCAGGCCGCTGGTCGGGGCAAGACTCTGTGAACTTGCAGAACCTACCTAGCCGTGGGGAGAACGCAGGGAAGATCAAGAAGGCTATCTTGCCGCCCGAAGGCTATGTGATTATTGATTGCGACTCTGCACAGATTGAGGCACGTACGTTGGCGTGGCTTGCAGGTCAGCATGACCTCGTTGATGCATTTGAAAGGAAAGATGATGTCTACAAGATTATGGCGTCGGCAATTTACGGCAAGCCCGTTTCGGAGATCACCAAAGACGAACGATTCGTCGGCAAAACTACGATTCTTGGTGCAGGCTATGGCATGGGGGCGGCGAAGTTTAAAGCACAACTTAAAAATTTTGGTGTTGAAGTATCGGGCGAGGAAGCTAAGCGAATCGTTGATACTTACCGAACTACATATCCGAAAATTACTAGGCTCTGGAAAGCGGCTGAAGAAGGTCTCAAAGCGTTATCGTTTAACAACGGGGCGCAGGTGGACGCACAGGGCATAGTCAAAGTTGTGCCGAACAAAGGGTTTTCCCTACCTAACGGTTTGTTTATTCAATACCCAGACTTGCAAAAAGTTTCAGTAGAGAACAAAGACCAGTGGCGCTATATGTCCAAGGGGCGGCCTGTGTACATCTATGGTGGCAAGTGCGTGGAGAACTTCACGCAAGCTGTGGCCCGAATCATTGTGGGTGAGCAGATGCTGCGGATATCAAAAAGATATCAGGTGGTGCTGACCGTACATGATGCTGTGGCTTGTGTTGCACCCGCCGCCGAGCGGGATGAGGCTGTGCGCTTCGTTGAGGAGTGCATGTCATGGCGACCCAAGTGGGCTAAAGATTTACCGCTATCCTGCGAATCAGGGGTTGGTTTGTCATACGGCGACTGTTAGAATAAGCGGTCAAATCAACGTGGTAAATATATGGCACTAGCTCATTCATACTCGGCAATCAAAGATTTTGAATCCTGCCCCCGTAAATACCACGTCGTCCGTATATTAAAGCAAGTCAAACAGAAAGACACAGAAGCTACCCTTTATGGGACTGCTGTGCATAAAGCATTTGAAGAGTTCATTCGTGATAAAACACCACTTCCAGAAACTTTTAAGAGTTACGAGCCATTCGTGGAACGTCTCGCCCAAATCCGTGCAGACGTACGATGCGAAGAAAAATTGGGAATACGTTCGGACTTCACCCCATGTGGATTTTTTGACAAAGACGTATGGTTCCGAGGCATACCCGACTTCCTTGCCATTGACCGCGAGAGAGGCGTTGCCCGCTTAGCCGACTACAAAACTGGTAAGACTAGCCGTTACGCAGATGTCGGGCAGTTAGAACTTATGGCGGCTATGGTTATGTCGCACCACCCAGAAATAGATATCGTTAAGGGCGCATTGCTTTTTGTGGTGGTCGGTGATGTAATTAAGGCTGAGTTCAGTCGTGAACAGTTACCTGAAATCTTTTCTAAATGGGCGGGTAGGGCTAACATGATTGAAGCCGCCGTAGACCACGGCGTATGGAACCCCAAGCAGTCAGCTCTGTGCAAGTTTTGTCCTTTAACGGATGATATGTGTGAGTACCGGTAAATGTTAGGGAAATAACATGGCAACTAAACGAAATTACGCAAGGGAAGAGAAGTACGAAGACTCTCCCAAGCAAGTCAAGATGCGTGAAGCACGTAACAAGGCCCGTAAAGAATACGAGGCCAAGCATGGCAACCTGCCAAGCACTGAAGACGTTGACCATATCAAACCCCTGAGCAAGAAGGGTAAGCCCTTGGCTCTGAGTAACCTGCGGGCTGTTAGCGAGTCTGCTAACCGTAGCTTTGCACGTGGCAAGAAGGGGCAGTTGGTTTCGCAAGTTAGCAAAAAAGAACGTGCACAATCACGTTCAAAGTAAGGTATCATTGGTTCCATCGTGGTTGCTTCGTTAGAAGCGTTTGGCTAGGTAGGCAACTACCTAGCTATTTTTCTCCACTATAAGTTATACATTGTTTAATCATGCAAATCATCGACAATCGCGCACTACTGTTTAACACCCGCAAGGCAGACCAAATTACTGCCTTGATTCCCAAGAGCAAAATCCTGCAACAGAATGGGGATATGTCTCAAATCCTAGTCAACTGGGACTTTGACTCAACGCAACTGCTACGCAATATAGGTATCAAGGATGTGCCCTCACCGATCACGGCGAAGTACGCTTGGCCGGGGGTATATCAGCCGTTCGATCACCAGCGCACCACTGCAGGATTCCTAACGCTACATCCACGTTGTTTCGTGTTTAACGAGGCAGGTACAGGTAAGACCAGTGCGGCGGCATGGGCGGCTGACTACCTAATGAATCAAGGGCGGGTCAAGCGGGTGCTGGTGGTGTGCCCTGTGTCGATCATGGACACAGCGTGGCGGTCAGATTTATTTAAGACGGTGATGCACCGCACAGTGGCTATCGCCCAAGGCTCTCGTGAGAAACGTGCGGCCATAATTAACGGCGGCTATGAGTTCGTCATCATTAACTTTGACGGCGTGAAGGTAGTTACCGCTGAGCTTGCGGCTGGTGGGTTTGACTTAATCATTGTGGACGAAGCCAATGCAGTCAAGAGCGTGACGACCGACCGCTGGAAAGCCCTTGCATCTTTGCTAAAACCCACGACTCGTTTGTGGATGATGACGGGTACACCTGCATCGCAGTCTCCGCTGGATGCCTACGGCTTGGTTAAGCTTGTGAACCCCGACTCTGTGCCTAAGTTCCTTGGCTCGTTCCGTGACAAGGTTATGTTAAAGATTAACCAATACAAATGGGTTCCACGGCAGGAGTCCAAAAACATAGTGCATGAAATACTGCAACCTGCTATACGGTTTACCAAGGCTGAGTGTCTGGACTTGCCTGACCTGCTGTATTCCAACCGTGAAGTGCCTCTGACCCCGCAGCAGACGAAATACTACAACGCCCTCAAGCAGCAGATGATGACGATTGCAGCAGGAGAAGAAATCACTGCGGTCAACGCAGCCTCAATGCTTAACAAACTTTTGCAGGTTTCGCAAGGGGCAGTCTATACGGACAATAAAGAAATCGTTGAGTTTGATGTTACCAACCGATTCAATGAGCTGGTAGAGGTGATCGAGCAGACGGACAACAAAGTATTAGTGTTTATCCCATATAGGCACACCCTGCAGATGGTGGAAAATTCGCTCCTCAAACAAGGCTACACAGTGCAGACAATCCACGGCGGCGTATCGGCTACGACACGAGCAGAGATCATTAAGGAATTCCAGACCGAAGACGAGCCACGTATACTTCTGCTTGTACCGCAAGCGACTGCACACGGCATCACGTTAACCCGAGCCGACCAAGTGGTATGGTGGGGCCCAGTTGCCTCCACAGAAATCTACCTGCAAGCCAACTCCCGAGCGCACCGAGCAGGTCAGACCAATCACGTCACAGTGACGCACCTGCAGGGCAGTCCTGTTGAGAAGCGCATGTACGTCATGCTGCAAAACAAAATCGACCTTCATCAAGGATTAGTTGATCTTTACAAACAGGAGCTTGATATGTGACCTTAAACAATGTATAATTTAATCTCGTTCAACGCAAATCAAAGGAATCAATATGAGTGATGTAAGCAAATTGGTGCGGGTATACATCAAGATACGTGACGCCAAGGAAATTAAAAAGAAGCAGATGGAAGAAGAACTAGCTGCTCTCGACCACCAACTAGAAGCCATTGAGCAGGAACTGCTTGAGGTATGCAAATCTACAGGCCAAGACGGTGGCAAGACCCCGTTTGGTTCATTCACTAGGGGTGTCAAAACCCGATACTGGACTAGCGACTGGGACAGTATGTACAAGTTCATCCGTGAGCACGATGTGCCAGACCTTTTGGAAAGACGAATTGCCCAGACTAATTTCAAGCAGTTTGTCACCGAAAATCCGGGGCTCATGCCTGCAGGTGTTAACGTTGAGTCCAAGTACTCAATCACTGTTCGTCGTTCTAAATAACTTAAGGAAATCAAATGAGTAACCTAACCCTTTTCAAATCCGGCTCCGTCATTCCCGACTACCTGCGTGAAGCAAATGACTCCACCACCAGCGACATTGCTGGTAACTCCGGTGGTAAACAAATCTCAATCAAGGGCGGCGTATGGCGCATGATTGTTGGCGGCGAAGAAGTCTCCAAGAATGAAGACCGTGCCATGAACTTCGTCATCATTGCATCAGGCAAGGGCGTGACCCGCACGTTCTACGCAGAGAAGTATGAAGAAGGCAAGGACATCAAACCAGCTTGCTGGTCTGCCGAAGGTGAGAAGCCCAACGAAGAAGTGCCGAACCCCCAGCACCCCACCTGCATGGGTTGCCCACAAAACATTGAAGGCTCCGGCGAAGGTAAGTCCCGCGCTTGCCGCTTCAGCAAACGTTTGGCTGTGACTTTGGAAAACGATATCAGCGGCAACGTGTACCGTATGTCTGTGCCTAGCAAGTCTTACTTTGGTAAGGCTGAGGGTGAGAAGATGGGTCTGCAAGCCTTTGGTAAGTTCCTCAAGGGTCATGGTCTGCCGATCACTGGCATCGTTACCGAAGCCCGCTTTGATACCAGCGAAGCTGTGCCTGTTCTGAAGTTCCGTGCTGTGCGCCCCCTGACTCGTGAAGAATGGAACACCGCTAAGGTTCAGAGCGAAAGCGAAGACGCCAAGCAAGCCATTGAGTTCAAGATGGTTCCTAGCAAGAGCGAAACTGCCCCTGCCCTGCCTGCGGCTTTCAAGAACGCACCTGCTATCAAGCATGAGGAAGCTGAAGAAGTTGAGGACGCACCCGTCAAAGAACCCGTGAAACGTACCGTGAAACAAAAGGCTGAACCTAAGCCTGAGGTAGCTAAGAACGTCTCAGACATCCTGAACGACTGGGCAACAGACGACGATGAATAAACCGGTAAGGGGGTACGACTCCCTTTTCATCCAGCGAGTGAAGTCAGCCGACTTGGACAAGGAAGTCAAGGCGCTAGCCTTGGCATGTATAAAACATGCAGTATCCATTAGTCAAGCGGCAGACTTGCTCAAAGTTACACGGGCGACTGTGTACAACTGGATGACAGGGCGAACAAAACCGTACCCCAAATATCTGGCAGTGATGCCTGAAGTTACAGCGCAAATTAAACAGCAGTAACCAAATCCGGTGGGCGGCAGGGAGACTTGCCGCCCTTTTTCCCTCTTAGCTATGCCGAGGCTATGTGAATGATTTTCTGACAACTATATTGCCCACTGAAGGGCACTACTGCACAGTCGGTATCCGTGCGGGTAAGATCAAGCAGTCGTTTCATAGGACGATTGAAGACGTTGATGAAGTTGGTATTGGGCTGAATTCCCAAGGTGTTGATGCATATTTTGCGTTGGCTTCATTCAAACTGATGTCCAAGCGGGAAGCAGATAACTCACTTTTTCTGCGCTCATTTTTTCTTGACCTAGACTGTGGGGAAGGTAAGCCGTACGCTGACCAACCCGAAGCTGCACAGGCGCTCAATGCGTTTTTGCAAGCAACTAATTTGCCAAGCCCTACCGTGGTTAACTCGGGTAATGGGCTACATGTGTACTGGCCTCTTGATACGAATGTACCGTCTGATATTTGGTACGGCTACGCCAAGGCGCTCAAACAACTTTGCAAACAACACAACCTTTATGCTGACCCAGCGGTAACTACTGACCGCGCTCGTATCCTGCGTATTCCCGGAACGAACAACTATAAAAACGATCAAGCACGACCTGTACAAATAATGCACCAAGGGTTAGTAACACCCTTTGAAGTGTTTACTGCGGCGCTACCGCAGCCAGCGATGGACTTGTCCTTTGCCAAGCAGTTTGGTATGGACGAAACAAGTAACGACATTGCAGGGGGTGAATACCCTAAGTCGTCATTCACAAAGATTGTTAAGCGCAGCATGGGTGAAACCGGCTGTGCACAGATTAAAAACGCATTAGTAAACGCTGCTACGCTTGAAGAACCCCTATGGCGGGCAGCACTGTCGATCGCTGTACGTTGCGAAGACGGAGCCAAGGCTATCCATAAGATATCCAAGGCGCACCCAAGTTATACGGCAGAAGATACTGAAGCCAAAGCTGCTGAAACTAAAGGCCCTTACACTTGCCAGTGGTATAGGGAGAATTATTCTGAAGGTTGCAAGGGTTGCAAACACTTGGTCAGTAGCCCGATCGCCCTTGGCAGAATCGTAGAAGAAACGGTTCCCGATAATGACACGTACATCATTGAAAAGCCAGCGGACGAAGTTACCCCTGCGATCACGCTGAGCATCCCTGCCTATCCGTTCCCATATTTCCGTGGTGCAAATGGAGGGGTATATAGAAAAGTGCAGGACAAAGACGGCAACGAAGATCAGGTTGAAATTTACCCACAAGACCTGTATCTGACTGAACGGTTCTTTGATCTGGACGAGCATGGCACAGGCGAGGGTGAGTTGGTTGGCATCAACCTGCATATGAAGATGGACGGTGTGCGTAGGTTCTACGCCCCTGTTACCAGTTTGTTTAGCCCAGAGAAACTTAGGGACACCTTAGTCAAGAACGGGGTAGTTGTTTATGGCAAGGAGATCAATACACTTATGGCTTACTTTGCATCATCAATAAAGAAGCTGCAGGATAAATATGCAGCAAACCGCACCCGCAGTCAGATGGGGTGGACTCCTGACATGTCAGGCTTTGTGATCGGTGAAATCGAGTACACCCCCAGCACAACTAAGCTTGCGCCCCCGACCAGCACGACCAGACAGTTTGCTGGTTTGTTTAAACCACGTGGCACATTGGAAGAGTGGAAGAAGATCGTTAACTTCTATAACCGCCCCGAACTTGAGTCACATGCCTTGGCGTTCTTCACAGGGTTTGGCTCACCCCTACTGCGGCTCATGGACATCAAGACTATTCGTGGTATGCAACTGCACTTGAAGTTCAACGGCTCAGGCTCGGGCAAGTCAACTGCCCAGATGGTAATTAACTCAATCTTTGGTGAGCCTGATACCCTGCTGATGAAGCAGGACGACACCATGAATTCCAAGATGCAGATGCTTGGCATGATGAACAGCCTGTGCTTCACGATTGACGAAATCACCAATGAGACTTCAGAGAACTTGTCCTCTATGTCGTACGGGTTTAGTTCAGGCCGTGGCAAACACCGCATGGATAACCAAAGCAATAAGCTGCGGGAGAACAAGACTACATGGTGCAACTTTACTGTGACCTCAGGTAACCACTCGGTTGTGGACGCCCTGCAACAGATCAAGAGCACTGCAGACGGTGAGTTACGCCGTGTGTTAGAACTTACGCTTAGACAATATCGGGGCGCTACAAA